TGGCGCCGCGAGTGCAGGAGGCGCAGGTGTAGAGGTTGGCGACGTCTCTGGTCGGCGGGGCAGCTTCGGCGGCGCGTTCAATGTTCCGGCCGGGTCGCCGATGTCGGGGCAACGCCAAACGATTACACTCAAGAACGGTGAGCAGGTGACCGTCAATGCTCGTGCCGCCGAACAGTTCAAAGGTTTTTTCAATGACTTGATCGATGCGGGTGCGCCGGTTCGTAGCCTTGGCGGGTACGGCTTGCGACCGGGAAATCCATCCCAACATCCTCCTGGTCTCGCGATCGATTGGGCGCAGCATTCCAGGAATGTGGTGGACAAGGACGTCCAGGCCTGGATTAGCAAAAATCCAGGCAGGCTGAACGAGCTGGAAGACAGATGGGGGATGTCCGGTGGCGAGCATTGGAAAAAGCCAGATACCGGGCATTTCTCGATCCAGACCTTGTATGGATCCGAGCATCTTGCCCGGTTGCGCGATCGCGGCGTCATGGATCGCGCGTTGCAGCACAATGTGACTGGCACGGGAAAAATCAGCGTCGATGTCAATGCGCCGAAGGGCACCAATGTCAGGGCGTCGGGCGGCGGGCTGTTCAAAAAGACGGAGGTCACGCGGCGCACGCAAATGGATAAAGCGCCAGCGCAGGGACAGCCTGCGACCATGGGAATGGATCAGTAAATGGCCGGGACGATCAGAGATATCAAGATCCCGTGGCGCGACGAGCTGCAGCCCGCTTCGTTTCGGGGGAAGATGTTTCACGTCGAGGCTGGCAGCAAGGAGAGCGGACGCCACGTTGTTGTGCACGAATTTCCAAAGCGCGATTTCCCATATTCCGAGGACATGGGGCGACGCACGATGGAGTTCAGCGTGCGCGGATATATCATCACGTTCCCGCTCGACACCGATGATCCGCTCGGCAAAAGAGATTATCGCATCGCCAGGGACGCGTTGATCGTCGCACTCGAGCAGCGGGGACCTGCTGTCCTTCAACTGCCTACTATCGCGCCGTTCACCGTCATGTGCCCGCAGTATCGCTGGTCGGAGGAGGAGCGCGCGGGAGGTTTTTGTACTTTCGACATGACTTTTGTCGAGTACGGCGTGGCGCCTTCGACGACAGCACCGTCTACGCAAGACAGCATAAAACAGAACTCTGAGAATCTTCGGCAGCGCGTGCTGGCAATGATGTCGGGCACTGAGCAAGCCTTGAGGCCGCCAGCGGTGGTTCCTTCTCTTAGCGCTCCTGCGAGTTTCATTCTCGGTGCTAGTAGGTTGGGAGGTCAAGATGTTCTTGGGTAAAAGCGTCTTGAGTGCAGGAGTTCTTTTATGTCTTTCTGGCGCAGCATTCGCTCAGACCAGTCCTGGATTCGTTGAGGGTGCGCCTCTTTGTGCGAATTACCCAAATCCGAGTTGTGAAGATACGACGCCCAGAAATCCGCTGAGCCTCAATCAGGCGTTCATGAATAAGATGGATTTTACGGCTGTTGGCATGGTCGGCGACGGGGTGACGGATAATTCCGCTGCGCTCCAAAAGCTGTTTGCAACGGTCGGGACGACCGGCGGCTCATTATCGTTGCCGTGTGGAAATTTTGTAATCAGTGCTCCCACTGTGCTGACAGTTGCTGCTGGAAAAAGCGTCGCTGTCCGAGGACAGGGGGCCTGCACGATATTGAGCTACAAGGGGGTTAATGCAACAGCAATAATGCTGAGTGATGTTTTTTCGGTCATTCAATGGGAGCAGATGAGACTGACAACGAATGGCGCTGGGTTATATGCAGGCCTTTCCGCAAATATGAATAGCAATCCAATTCCGCTCATACAAGTTAAGCACATGTTCGAGGGTTTGAGTTTATCAGGTGACGATTATCTGATAAATAATCCAAATAACCATTATTGGGCTACTGCTTTGCAGGTAGCGGGCATGAGCGTTGTAGAAATTGACAATATGGCAATAGCGGGAGGAGGCAATGCCGGCACTGGCGTTCGTCTGATTGGGCAGCCTGCAACTGGAGCTTACACCGTAATTGTAAATTTCAGGAATTTCAACGCTGTGCACCTGGATACCGGCATCCTCTATGATACTCTCGTTCAGGGCGTGACTGTTGCGGCAGGCAACTTCCAGTCAAATAATTATGGGATTAGAACGACTACGGCCGGAATGGGAACCTTGAGTCAGCTGTCAATAGTCAACTCGCAATTCGGTGATAATGCTGCGGCTGGTCTTTGGATCATTAAGGACATGGGTGAGCTCGGCGTTTCAAATTCATTGTTCGAGATGGGACCTGGTCAGGTTGGCATCATTGGGACTGGTCACGATTTCAGCATTGTAGGAAATACTTTTCTTGCCCAAGCAGCAGCGAGTGGTGTGGGATCAGGGATAACGTTAAATTCAGACACCGGATTCGGAACCATCTCGAGCAATAATTTTACAAATTTGAACTCCGCATTTAATGCGGATTCTAGCGCGACTTATGCTGGAGTTATCCTTGCGAAGAACTTTTTTGTCGGACCGAGATATAATTTCACAGGCGGCACGAGCATCTATATAGATGATGGTCAGCCAGTATATGTTATGAATTTACCTACGTGCAACTCAACAATTGAAGGGTCGGTGATGACCGTCGTCGACAATAATACGCCAGCTGCATATCATGGTGCGGTGACAGGCGGAGGCACGGGATGGAGTCGAGTTCTCTGTTTGCCGACCGGGTGGGTTCAGAATTAGCGGGGTTCGAATGTTCAGAAGCGTTTGCGTGATCACCATGCTGCTGACGGGCTTGTCTGGAGCCAATGCGCAGAAGTCGCAATCCGATCTGCATTCCGAGATCGAAACAAGCTTGCCGTCTGGACGGCCGGACATTCTGACGGCAGAGTCTTTGAGGGGTGTTCTTCATGACATGGTGACATCTGCGCAGCAGCAGATCGGCTTCGTGCTGTCCGACAGTGGTTTCGTTCTGAATAATTCGCCTGGCTACAACGCACAGAACATGTACTCCGACCCCACGGGGTGGCGGTATTTTCAAAACGGCATGGCGTCCGCCGTCACTTATGGCCACGCTGGCCCTCCCTATTATTACTCCGTCTTTGTTGCCCCCGCGAACACGAGCGGCCCGGGCGTCCCTGCGCCCGTCATCGAGTCCTATCGGGTGTATCAGAACGGGCTCGTCTCTTTCTTGGTTGGCTCGCAGTCTGCTGGTTATGTCATTGCTAATCTGCCAGCATGCTCCGCGAGCAATATCGGGCTGCGGGTTTATGTGACAAATGGTCAGACGGCTCCGCCATTTCTCGGGGCAGTGTCAGCCACTGGAACGGTGACTGCTCCGGTGTTCTGCAACGGGACGGGGTGGGTGTACGGATAGTCTCATGTTCAAAGATGAAGTGAGTGAAGCGACGCCAATCGTTCAGCGAGCGTTGCTTAATTTATTGACAATGACTCCCACGCGGGGATCGACCGGAGCAGATTTGAAATCTGCTGTCGGTTTGCTCTATGCGACTGCCGAGCAATTGCTCTATCAGGACCAATTGGGGCAGCCTCTGTCGGACTGCTTCGAGCTGGCACGGACGAACAACATTACCCAGTCCCAGCTTGACTGGGTTCGCCAGCAGACCGGACTCGAGGCTCCAATTACGGTCGGCGCGACAATGATCAAGGAATCGATCATTCGTCTGTGCCTGGTGACGGAGGGGCTCATCATTGCAAATATGAAGTTCGTCTCGCGCACAGATGTTGAAAATCTTCAGATGGTTGTTAACGGGATTTTTGATGATGCGGAAGAGATCGCAGCGGATGAGATGGATCAGATGACCTACCGCACGATTATCGAGCTGCACGCCAGCATTATTGCTTTTCTCGTCGAGACCGCGAGACCGCTGCCGAGCATGTTGGATTTCGTTTTTGCTGTCCCGATGCCTACGCTGACGATGGCGAACCGTCTCTATTATGATGGGAGCCGTGCTGACGAGCTGCGTGATGAAAATAAAGTCGTGCATCCGCTTTTCATGCGGCCGAGAGGGCGAGCGTTGTCGTCATAATGGCTGCTGATCTTCCGCCCGATTTTGCGCCGACCGATTTTGCTGTCGAGGATTTTCCTGCGACGCCGGCCAAGCCGACGCCTATCGCTCCAATATTTCCGTCACCAAAGAAGAAGCCGCAGCAGCCATCAGCGCTCCAGCAGCTTCGCGAGCCTCTTAAACCGCCATTTCCTGTTTCTCCTTATCTACATTCCAAGACGCCAGAGGAACTCTATGCCGAGGAGACGGCCACTATTGACGTTAATGGCAGAAGATTTTCGGACTGGGAAACGGTCCTGGTTGAACTTCCTTGGGCCGAGAGCGAACCTCATTTCAAATTCACCACAGCGGACCAAGTCGAAGTCCCCATGAACTGGCAGTTGCTGCAGTTAAAACCCGGAGATGAGTGCGCGATTTATCTTGGCCGCCATCTCGCTGTCGCAGGTGTTATCATTACCAGGCAAGTTGCCTATGACGCCAATAGTCACGGCGTGATGCTCGATGGCGTTGGGGTTCAATGGTACGCGGGTCGGTCGAGCATCGTTCCCGAGGGGAATGAGCCCGTTGGAAATTACGATGGAATGAGTTTCAAGCAGGTCGCGGATACGGTTTTGGCGAAGACCGGGATACAGTGCGTTCCAGTGGGAATTCTCGATGCCACTCCGTTTGCGCGGTTGCAGTGCGAGCCTGGGGAAACGATATGGGCTTTCCTTGAGCGCATCGCGCGGCCGCGCGGAATTGTGATGGGCTCGGATAACAAAGGTAATCTTCTTGCGATCGGAAAACACACATCCCCTCCTACGGCCGACTTGATAGAGAGCGTTAATATCAAGAAAGCCCAGGTCACGATCACTGTGGAAAATAATCATAATTTTTATCTGATGTACGGGCAGACGGCTGCCGACGATAAGCAGAACGGAACTGATGCCTCGGAGCAGAAAGCGCAAATTGGGGGAACAGCGACTCGGTACAGCCCGCTCCTGACGACGGCAGAGCAGCCGGTCTGGAGTCAGGCAGAGCTGCAGGCGCGCGTGGCGAATGAAGCCAGATGGCACGAGGGCACAATTATTCAGGCGACAATCACGGTGCAAGGCTGGATGCGCCCGAGCGATAATCAGCTGTGGGCGCCTGGCAGCAATATCCGCGTCTATTCTCCCATGGCCATGCTCGATCAGGTGTTGAAGGCTCAGACTGTGAGATATATGCAATCCCGGCAGGGTGGGACCGAGACGGTGCTTGAACTCGTCATTCCCGAGCTGCTGGGAGACACGGGCTTCAAGCTAGGGCCTCTCCCCCCGCCAGCTCTGCCGCACCTGCCGTTCGCCGTGCCACCCCTGAAATTGGAGTAATCGATGCATCGCGCCACGCCATCAAATACTTCGTTCCGCTCTTATTCCAGCGGCGGCGCCCGCACGACTATCCACCAGGCCAATGATACGACGCTCATGCAGGAGATGCAGGGCAACATGATGAGCGGCGAGAATCGCTCCAAAGTTGAGTCGCCGCAGAACTACGGTTTTACCAGTGTGGTTCATGACGCAGAGCAGGGCGCGGACGGAAAGGTTACAGGCAGCGCCGAGGGCTTCATGTCCTTTATCGGCGGCAATCGCAGTTTTCCGGTTTGCGCCATCATGGACGATCGCCGTCATCGCCTCAATGGGATGGAAAAAGGCGATACTGCGATGTACCG